TAGCCGCTGATGTGACGGTAGGCACCTCGTTGTTGTCAATTATTATTATATTTTCTCTTTCAAACAGGGTTCCCAGAGTGGTGCTCCACCAGTCACCTTCTTCTAGTCTTCGCCGTTCAACAGGGTCAAGAGCCTGAAGAGCCTGTCGGTAGGAGTCTGCGTCAATTCCAGGGTTGTCTGTCAATTTTGACGGCACAAAAATGCGTCCCTTTTCCATTCCCTCAACAATAAATCGCTGCCTAACCCAGTTGGGGGCGGGGTTTGATGCCGCCCTCATCCGAAGAGGAACCTGAGAAAGTGGTCCAGAGTTCGGACGACGGAGACGGGAGAACATGTACCTGTAGTCGGATTCTCGGATTTCGGTAACTTCATCCATTCCGATGAACTGAAATTCTGAACCCTTATAGCGAAGATAGTCGTTGGTGTTATTTAAGTACCCAAAAGAGACTCTCGCACCAGAAGGGAAGGTGGCAACATAACTGTTTGCGTTCCAGTGAATTTCGTCAGAACCCTCTATCCATGTCTTGAATCTGTCCATGAGAGCACCGGGAAGCGCCAAGTCGGCGTATGTACGCCTGAACAGAATTGCCGAATAGTTAGGCACATCTACATACTGAAGAGCAGACATTAACAATGCAGAACTTTTGCCTCCACCTGCTGCTCCGCCAAATAACGCCTCAATACCGTTGGTTCTTAAAAAAACTTTTTGCGTGATAGATGCTTCCTCTGGACAGAATTCAGGTTTTTTGGGTTCTAAATATTCAAGAACTTTTATCCAGTCGGTAGTCATGGTTTTCTTTCTGTAGGGCAATTGCACATTAGGCATGTTTTATGCGCTACGGTGTGAGCATATGAATAATTTCATCACTAAAACGAAGTCTGTAAGTGTAAAGAGTATTAAGTTTTTATGGGGGGTAGTAAAAGAATTGTTAACACGCCCGTTCTTCGCCAACGTTTTAATGGTAGGATTTATATTATTTACAAGTATAGGGGCGAGCATGGTTTCGCCTGCTTTGGGTTTCATTGCGGCGGGTGTTACATGCGGAATTTTCGGTTTATTGCTAGGTCTTGAGTAAAAAATGGCTTGGAACAACTTTAATAATAAATCACTGAACAATCAGTCCGCAAAGAGCGTAGGACCTGGCGCGCCAATTTCGCATAACCCCGGTTACGCAGGGAAGGCCTATTCCGACTCCTGGGATATTGAACGCGTTTATAAAGAAGGAATGCAAAAAGTCACCTGGGTTGCCAGATGTATTGACGCAATCGCCGGAAACCAAGCAAGACTCCCGGTCGTGCTTAGGAAAGACAACTCTCCACAGGGTGAGATTATTACGGGCTCAAAAGCAAAAAATTCAGAGATATTGAAAATTCTGAATACAAAATCCAATATAGGCGAAAATTCATTCATATTTAGATACAGGCTTTCTTCTCAACTTTTAATGAGCACCCGAGGCGTGTTTATAGAAAAAATTTACGGTAGGGACGGCGGTGTTATTGCTCTCAACCTCCTACCACCACAAAGTACTGCGCCGATTCCTGACCCAAGAAACTTTGTTGCTGGGTACGAAGTAAAGATGCCAAACGGCAGCATCATAAACATGAAACCCAAAGATGTTATTTGGATTCGTAAGCCACACCCGTTAGACCCATACCTGTCAATGACCCCATTAGAGGCTGCTGGCATTGCTGTGGAAATAGAAAACTTGGCAAAGGTCTATAACAGAAACTACCTACTCAACGATGGTCGCCCTGGCGGTCTCCTCGTTTTGCGTGGCGAAATTGACGATGATGACAAAGAAGAACTAAAAAGCAGATTTAGAGGAAATATTGCTCGTGCTGGAGCAACGACTGTTATCTCATCCGACGACGGTGCCGACTTTGTTGACACCTCCGCTAGCCCCCGTGATGCTGCATACATTCAAATGCGCCAAATCACCAAAGAAGAGATTCTGGCATCTTTTGGTGTTCCTGAATCAGTTATCGGAAATGCCGCTGGCAGGACGTTTTCTAATGCTGGCGAAGAAATCCGAGTTTTTTGGAACGAAACAATGCTTCCACACTTGGAGCCAATTGCTCGCGCCTTGGACGAACTGGATGACCAGTATTATATTGATTTTGATGTTAGGAACGTCCCTGTACTGATTCTTTACGAACAGGAAAGAAACAGATACCTGAAAGACGAACTGGGTCAAGGTCTAATTAGTACTAACGAATACAGAATCGGTACAGGCAGAAAAGAAGTTGAAAGCGACCTCGCTGATTCTCTTTTAATGAATCCAAACCTGACTCCAATTGCAAACACAAAGAAGAAGATGGAAGAACCTGCACAGGCTGGCGTAATGGGAGCACCAGGAGCACCAGGAGGACCAGGAATGCCAGGAATGCCACCAGGAATGCCAGGAATGCCTCCAGGGGCAGAGGGAATGCCCCCAGACCCGACGACAATGCAAGGTGCCATGGAACTTGCAACACAAGGCGAGCAAATGGCGCAAGGAGCAGGAATGCCTCCAGTTGACCCGGCAATGTCTCCAGAGCAGGGAGCCATTCCGACTGCTCCAGCGCAAGCATCCGCAAACTACTCGGCGCTACAAACTAAAACAGAGCAAGAGTGGCAAACAAAAGTTGACACGACATTTAGCCGATGGACCGAGATTCTTGACAGAAGCCTAGAAAGAGTGTTTGAAAGACAGCAGAGAGTTGTTCTTGAAAAAGCATCTGGCATCAAATCTAGAAAACTATTGGCAACAGGGGCGCTTGACGTTGAAAGCATATTTAGCACCGATATATGGGCTAAGCAGATAGACGAAGACATCAGGCCTGTTCTCAATGCAATTATCCAAGACGCACAAACAACGTATTCTGAAAAAAACCTTGTCAAGATGCCGTTGAAAAAAGAAGACATCGTTGCTCATGTCAACTCACAAATTGCCAGAATTAAGTCAGTGAACGAAGAAACAGCACAAGAAATCAACAATGCGGTATATGCAACGCTTGGTGTTATTGGCGAAGAAGACAAGGCGACAACCTTGAGAACCGCCCTTGTTGGAACATTTACCAATCTTCTTGCTAAAAAGAAATCACAGATTGCCGAAGACGAAACACGTCGTGCGTGGTCAATGGGTTCAAACATCTAATTTCTGTAAATAGCAAAACCTATTTAAAGAAACAGCAATATCTGTATTCAATACTTGCAATCGTTTGAGTTCCTATCATTTATTATCAATTAGGACATTAGGAGCGACATGAGTCAGCAAGACATTCAATTTAAAGCCATTCCTGGCCAGTTCAACATTGACGAGGCTCAGGGCGTAGTTGAGTGTTTCGTCGCAGGTATCGGCAACAAAGATTCGGTTGGCGACGTTTTGATTACTGGGGCATTTACTAAAAGCCTTACCCGCCGCAAGCCCCGTGTTGTTTGGGGTCACAACTGGAACGACCCAATCGGCAAAGTCCTTGAAATATATGAAGTTGCACCTGGGGATAGAAGACTCCCATCCAAGATGTTAAATGCTGGAATTGGCGGCCTTTACGCAAGAGTTCAGTTCAACCTCAACTCAGAAAAAGGTCGTGAGGCATTCGCCAACGTCGCTTTCTTCGGTCAAGAGCAAGAATGGTCAATCGGCTATAAAACGCTTGATTCAATCTTTGACCCGAACATCCAAGCAAACATTCTAAAAGAAGTAGAACTTTACGAAGTATCGCCAGTACTACATGGTGCCAACCAACTAACTGGAACAATTTCTGTAAAGTCTGACGAAACAGCCGAGAAGCACATGCCGGGAATGATGATGCCTCACCACGGAGGAATGGGTGCTGGTCCTAAAATTGTTGTCGTAAGACAAAGTAACGATGACGACGACGACGACGATAAGCCGATTTTTTCGGAAGGTCTTGCTCAGGCGCTTGGCGACAATGAAAAAGAAAGATTGACACGCGAACTACAGGCAAGAAGCGGTTCCTCAATTCAATTGGTTTCCGCTACAGAGAGTACGGCAAAGTTTAGAAGAATGACTTCTGATGGTCGTTCCGTAATGTACAGAATTGGATACCACACTCCAGACAATTACGTTACCTTCATGTTTGGAAAGCCGGAACTGGCGGAAAGCCAACAACCGGGCGGTTCACGCACTGTTGTTCCGTCACAGATGCCTTCAATGCCAATGCAGGTTAAGCCACGAGTAACAACTGACTCAACAAACTATGTTGTTAGCCCTGAATACGTAATGCCAAAAGGCGAAGATTACGAAAAGTCAGCCTTTGATGAAGAACTAGAAAATCTTGCTCAAATTCTTGATGATACATTTGATGTAAAAGTTGGAAGAACTCTTAGTTCTCGCAACATGTCAAAACTAAAAACCGTCCTAGAGACACTTCAGGATATTGTTTCATCAGCAGAAAAAGATGTTGAGTCAAAAAGCGATTACATCATTCCTGTCAAACTGGAAAATGCATTTGAGACCAAGCAGTTACTTGACCCAATTTTTGATTACCACAGAGTTGAATCTCATGTGACGGAAGACGGAATAGTCATCACAACAGGGGTAACTCAAGAATTTATAGAGGCCATTGGCGTGGCCGAAAAAGCCTTGGGGCGAACGCTAAGCGGTGGCCTGGGAAAATTAGGCCGCGCCGGTAGGGGCGCGGTAAACTTTGACCCAAAAGCGTGGGACGGTGACGGAGACGGAATCGTACAAGAAGGAACACCGTACTCACGTCCGGCAATACCCGGAGTAAACGACCGCGCATCGGGCGGAAGAGTTGACGCGAATGCCGCAACTCGTGCATGGCAAAATCAACGTAGAGCCGGAATGGCATCTCGTACTGGTCGTATGGACGCCGACGACAACTTTGACGAATACGACGAAGCAATGGGTCCACCAATGCGTCGTCCAGGAAGAGGAATGGCAGACGACCCAGTAGGTGACGCTGCTTCAGAAAACCTTGATAGAGACAGAAATGCTGGCGCTGTAAGAAGAGGGTTTAGTTCAGAGACTTCAGGGTCTAGGGGAAAACCAGAGCCATTAAAGCGTGAAGGAAAGTTTTTTGGTTCTCCAGTTTATGACGAGTTCAATGGTCAATATGTTGAGGGTGAAGTAATCGCCCTGTCTGACCTTTATGGGGACGATAGACCAGGCTATGCGATAGTCGGAAGATACGACAGCGATGGACAGGGAACTGTTGGTTATTTCTATGGTGGCGATGATGAGGAATTTAAAACCATTGAAGACGCCATGGCTTTCTTGGAAAATGTTGAAGAAGAGGGTGAAAACGACAGGTTCTACGATGACCCGAAATTTAGAAGCGTAGACCGCAAGCGTTCCGCTGGAAAACCTGGCAAAAGACCACTTGCAGGATTCAGTTCAGAGACTGCAGAAGTTGTATCAAAAGATGATTTGCCAAAAGCAATAGTCACCGACATAGAAAATGCCGCAAGGCGGTCTGTTGATTTTAGAACCGGCAATGAAACACCCATTATTGAAGGTGCTGAAGAAGTATTAAAAAGCCTTACTGACGAAAAACTCAAAGACAGCGTTGGTAAATCCATATCCAATGCAAGAAGAAAATTAGCAGAAATGCTTTCTGACGAAAAAGTTATTGAAGAATTTAGTTCAAGAAAAGCAATTGACGATTTTATGGACGAACTTGGGTATGCCATTGACAAGATGATTGATTCCCATGTTTCTTCTGTTAAAAAAACTGGGACCTCTCTTGAAAAAGAAGAAATTGAAGAAATTGTAGATAATGCAAAATCTAAATTTGATGATGATTTTCAAAAATTAATTAAAGCGTCTAAAGAATTTTGGAACACGAGACGCAAGCCCGGCAGACTAGACAACACAGTAAAAGAAGCAAAAGAAACAGCAGCAGCAGACAGAGAGTCGCTGATGAAAACTCTCAAGGATGGTGGAGAACCAGAAGACCTTGAAGAAGCATTGCGCTATATGAGTGGATTTACTATGATTGAAAGTGATTCTAAAAAATTACTTTCTGGAGAAATAAGTCTTGAAGATTTAAATTATTTTTTAGAAGGGGCACTTGACTCAATAATTGATAATGACCCATCAATTGACCCTAAGGAATTGGTAAATGAATTTGGCGATGCTCTCCGTGAAGGTGCATCCAAAGATAATGCAAACCCACTGATTGTTGCTTTAGCAAAAGAATTTGGCGATGAAAAAATTACTGGTGGAGACCTAATTAACTTCCTAAACGACACTCGTCAAGGTTCCGTGTATAGACCAGACAGGGGAAAGATTGAAAAAGAAAAACTTCGTGGCTTTGCTTCCAGGATTGGCGTAAGTCAAAACCCTGACGAACCACGTGAATACATGGATTTTGTGGATGCCAGGGATACTTTCAGAAGAGAAATGAGCCTTAGGGATATACAAGATGATTATCCAGAAGAAACATGGGAAGCAATCAATGGCGTTATTGAATCATCTGACAAAAAATTAATAACAGACCATCTAAAAGAATCTATGTCCCCAGCAGATTTTAAAAAATTAGAAGACGCCAAAGACATTGACGATATGGTCATGAAAATTTATGATGATTTCTTCAACGAAGAACTTCCTAAACCGCTTAACGACTTAATCATGGACTCCCTAGAAGGCGCAATTGTTGATGACCTTACTGGGGCTAACGTCAAAAAAAGAGGGTTCAGGTCATCTACTGGCGGAAAAGACGACTCAAGTCGTAAGCGCGAAATGGACATGACGCTTGCTGAATATGCAGAACTAGATAAAGTTCTTAAAAAATACATGGATGACAGCCAGGTAGACGGCATTGGTGCTGACGAAGACATGCAAGTCGTTCAAAATATTCTTGACAAACTTGATGAGAGTTCAGCCGCAAACGACTCAATCCCTCTTACTGATAAAGAGATTGATGACTACATAGACACTCTTACGAGAATGAAAGACTTTGGTCCAGTAGAAGATTCAGCAGATAAAGAATCAATAGACAAATTGATTGACTCTTTAAAGAAAACAAAAGAATCAACAGACGGAACCTACGAATCAGATGCTCTTCAGCAGGCCGGAACAAGGCTCACTCCTCCTTCTGGCGGTCGTGGAAGAACCACAAAAGGCACTCGCCCATTCAAGAGTTCCAACGGAACAATAAATCCACACAAAAAACTTGATTTTGAATTAGAAGATTCTGAAATTGGCGAACTTCGTGATGAACTTGATGGTTTTATGAAGATGACCAACAACCCTGGTCCACTTAGGGCTGTTGCTGAGAAACTAGAAAAAGCCACAAATGGCAAGTTTTCACTTGAAAAAGAAGAATACGAAGAAGTTGTAAAAGAAATAGAAAAACTACGGACAGACAAAAAGATAGTTACATCAGACGCAATTGGACTTCTTGAGCAAGCAGCAGAATCCAAAAAAGGAAAGTACTCAAGCATTGAAGTCAATGGCGGACGAGGTTTCTCATCATCTACTGGTGGTGGCAAGAACAATGGAGCACCATCCGACATTCCCGAGACAATGCAAAAGCAATTACTCATGTGGGCTAGACAACAAAGAGGACTTAGGCTCGCCCAGGAATCTGTTGAGAAGTTTGACAGAGACAAAGGAACTCTTCCAGCATCACATTGGAGAAGACTGCGCACTATGTATGAGAACATGGGACCAGGCTCAGCCAGTGGCGCTGCTCGCAGTGGTGGACGCAGAGGTATCTTCGGCCGTGGAAAAGATACCGACAAACCAGCAAGTGGTCGCAGTGGATTTGTAATTGACGACAAACCAAAAACTGGTGACCTGCTTGATAACACAATGTCAAAAAATCCAATCGTTACAGACGGATTTACGGACATGAGGTCTGGAAGCATGGGTGGTTCACAGGGCGGAGGCGTATTCAAAGACCCAAAGACTGGTCAGGAATATTACATCAAGCCACCAAAGACGCAGACTCATGCGGAGAACGAATCATTGATGTCTCGTTTCTACGAAAGATTGGGCATTCCTGCTGGAAAAGTAAAAGTAGGAACCTATAAGGGTCG